GCGTATGATGCGTTCTATGATGCCGTTTCGGATCCGAATTATGCGAGTCATGAGATGACCTTCCCCTATGGTCAGGAGACATTGACCTTCCAAGCCTATATCACCCAGGGGAAGGATAAGCTTAGAATAAGGCGAGGTAAAAATATTTGGGGATTGGATGGCCTGTCCCTCAATTTCACAGCCATGGAACCACAGAGGAGGCGGTAAGGTTTGAGATGGGACGCAAGAGTGGAAACGAACGGGCAGCAGCCGTATTCAGCGGTAGATGACCTGACAAGCTATGAGCAGAATATGCCGCCCTATGCTTATTGCCTGCCCAGATACGCCAAGATGGACGGAACATATGCCAATACCCCAGATATAATCCCTGGTGGCCAGAACGGGTATATCAGTACGGCCCTAAGCAGGCAGGACGGTGTGTTTGACAAGCCACCATCCATCACGATTAACTTTGACCGGCTTAAGACCAGCAATGGTGTGTCCATGGTTTTTAACAGGGTATCCGGGGATTATGCCAGCAGGCTTAAAATCTCCTGGTACAAGGATGCGGAACTGGTCCAGGAGCAGGAGTTTGAACCAGATGGGGTGGAGTACTTCTGCCGGGCCAAGGTGCCGCTGTTTAATCAGCTGGTCATCACATACCTTGAGACCAGCCGGCCATACCGGTATCTGTGGCTGTCCGTACTGAAGAACCAGAGGATGACGGATGCGGGTGGGCTTAAGATTGTCTACGATGACATTGCCCTGGGGGCTGCAGAGGACAATATGGCGGCTTCGGGCGACCATGATTACTATGTTGACCTCCAGGACCTAAAATCGGGGGTAGAGTTCCCGGATTATGCCATGTGTCTGCCCAGGTACGCGAGGATGGATGGCAACTACAACAATGCCCCGGACGAGCTGGCTGACATGGGGTATGTGAGTGACAGCATATCCGATGCAGGCGGAACATTTGGAGAACCGCCTTCAATCACATTCACATTCGGTCAAACTTATTCCAGTGTGGGGATAACACTGAGGTTCAACGATTATTCGGGGGACTACTGCAGTATGGTCAATATTAAATGGTATCGCGGGGATGAACTGTTATCAGATCGGGATTATTCCCCGGACAGTCCGGACTACTTCTGCTATGGCATAGTGGATTATTATAACCGGGTGGTCGTTACCTTCCTGAGGACCAGCAAGCCGTACCGCAACGTATTCCTGACAGGGATAACCTGGGGACTCATCCGTGTGTTTAAGGATGATGAAATAGAGGATATCAGCTGCCTGATGGAGCTGAGCCCTATATCCGAAGAGGTAAGCATCAATACGATGGACTATACAATCCGAAGCAAGTCTGATTATGCGTTTGAATTTCAGAAGCGGCAGAAACAGACGCTGTATTTTGACGAGGCAATACTGGGGATTTTTTATCTGAAGGATGGGAAGCAGCTGGGAGCGAAACGGTATTCGGTGGAGACACAGGACGCAGTGGGAATCCTGGATAACAACCAGTTTATGGGCGGAGTGTACAACAATGCTTTGGTATCAGACATCCTGGCCGGTATTATGGCCGGAGAAGGTATCACATACTTTTTAGATGATGTTTATGTAGATGCGCGGGTGAGTGGGTACCTGCCAATATGTACGAAACGTGTAGCACTGCAGCAGCTGGCCTTTGCCATTGGCGCCCTGGTAGACACCAGTTACGACCGGCAGCTGTACATATACCCTCAACAGACCGAGGTCACCAGCGAGTTCACGGCCAAAGATATCCGGTTGGGGTTAAGTGTGGAACACAGTGACATCATAACCGGCATCCGGCTGTATGTACATAGCTATACCCAGGGGATGGAATCCGCGCAGTTGTATAAGGGGGTACTGGATGACACTACGAAGATAGAGTTTTCAGAGCCTTACCACAGTCTGTCCATTACTGGAGGAATCCTTGGGGAGCATGGAGACAATTATGCCTGCATAACCGGCACAGGCAATGAAGTGGTACTGACCGGGCTTAAGTACAATCATAGCACGGCCATGCTGCTGAAAGAGGACCCAAAGATTACGCAGAATAAAAACATTGCCGAAGTCAAGGAGGCCACACTGGTGACAGCCGGAAATGCGCAGGCGGTGCTTGACCGGGTATATGGATACTACAGCAATAATGAAAGTATCAGTTTCCGCTCCACTATCAATGACCAGGAGCTGGGAAACCGTGTGAATGTATTTACCGGTTTCCGGGGGACAATGACGGGCAATATCACGAAGCTGGATTTTAAGTTTAGTAGGCGTAAGGTAACGGCGGAGGTGACGGTAAGATGAGTACGGTATTGGAAACGCTGATAACGGATAGGACGGCCGCAGACCTGGCCAATGACACAGATAGGGCATATATAGCCTATACAGACTTAAACCGTGTGGAAGAGGCCTGTGCGCTGTTGGCGGGGCGTCTGGGGGTGACCATACAGGCCAAGGCATGGAAGATGGAGGACTTCCGGACGGATACGGAGATGTCCAGGCTGCTGAATAACATTAAAACGCTTCGGGCTGCCTATTATACGAAGGCCAGTACTCCGGCCATCCCCGCAAAAATAACATATGAAAGCATTTACCAGGCAAATGATATCGAACAGATACTTAAGGACCTGGGAGATATGTATGACAGCATGGTGAGTGGACAGCAGCGTCTGGCGTTTAGGCTGGGCATGAGGGCAATAGGAAACAGGAGGCAAGAATGGCATTAAAGACAGATTACAAGGCAGATGTGTTTGAGGGCAACCGAAAGTATCAGATAATCCAGGTTGGAGAAGGAAAATCAGAAATTCAGGATGTGACTGTGTATAGCCAGGAAGGTGATGTGTTTGGTCCTAGTGACATTAACACCACGAATAAGGCAGTGAATGCCCTGAATCATGTTGTCCCCGTCACACTCCAGGCATCCGGATGGAGCACTGCGGCCCCATATACCCAGACTGTGCCGGTAGAGGGGCTGACAACGGAGGACAACCCCATACTGGTAAAGGTGATTGCAGACGGGGCAACACCGGAAATGGTGAAAGCGTACAATAAAGCATTTGGGATGATTGACGATGGGGACACGGCAGATGGGCAGGCAACATTTAAATGCTACAATAAGAAGCCCACGATTGATATGACCGTGGGCTTGAAAGGAGTGTAAAGACAGATGGGAGAAATATTGATGACAGGCGGGGGCGGAGGCGGAACCGGAAGTGACGAGTGCACAGCCACGCTGGATCATGTGCTTGCTGGGGAGACTGCGGTTACGTCCGACAGTAATGACGAGCCTGGAACGGGACGAATGACGGTTAACAGTTTACTGTCTTTTAGCGTAGCCGCATACAGTGGACGCAGAGTACTTTTGAAATGGCAGAATCCGTATGCGGCGGCAGGGAAACCTTACAGCGGAGTAATAATAAAAGCCAGTAGAGGCGGATATCCAGCTTGGAATGCTTCGGCTTGGGATGCGATTTTTTCAGGAGCAGGAAACAATGTTGCCCCGGGAGCCTGGTCACAGGCGTTTATGGATTTACCAGCATTAAATACAACCTATTATTTCACTGCCCTGACTTATGCAATTACCAGTTTAGGTGAAATATATAGCCCTGTATATGACCCGTCTACCGTTAAATACGCTGTTTGTGCGACAAATGGACCAGCAGTCGTTACCATTACTGGCACCCAGAATTATGTGATTCCGGAAGGCTACACGCAGGCCGACATCTTTTGTGTAGGCGGAGGAGGCGGAGGGGGTGCTGGATACCGGTTTACGAGTATTGCCTATGAGCAAGGTGGAGGCGGCGGTGGCGGTGGGTACACCGCCACCGCTCTTAACATAGGCGTGGCTGCCGGCCAGATAATGAATTGCGTCATCGGAAACGGAGGCGGGCAAAACACAGCTATTAACGGCCCAGGTGGCACGGGTGGGGCAACATCGGTATCAAGAGGAGGCATTGTCTTATGCACGGCCAATGGTGGAAAAGGCGGAGATGGGGCCAGCGGAGCCAGTGGAGGATATGGCGGATCCAGGGGAGGGAGCGGAGGATATAATGACCTGGAACCAAGACCAGTCATAAATGCTGGCGGCAATGGATATGCAGACGGTGCTGGTACTGGAAGTCAGGGATATACCACAAGGGCCTTTGGAGAAGCTGGAAATACTTTATATGCTGGAGGCGGAGGAGGTGGTGGAGTTTCACGCAGCAATCCTGGCGCTGGAGGTGCAGGCGGAGGAGGTGCAGGCGGGGCACATAATGGCACGGGCAACGCAGGTGCTGCCAACACTGGCGGAGGCGGAGGCGGAGGTGGCGGAGCCGTTTATGGAACTGCCATTGCTGGTGGCCCCGGAGGCTCTGGCGTTGTTCTTATACGATTAAAGTAAGGAGAGACTTAAATGATAGCGCACGAAGTTTTTGCAATGATATATGATAAAACGATACAGAATGTGGTGGTAGGGCATTATGAAGAAACCAACCGGGTGGCGCGGTGCGTCTATGGTGACGATGCTTTTGCAGTGGATTGTACGCAATATCCCTGTGAGATAGGGGGGAAGTATATCGACGGAATTTTTTATAAATCGGATGGAGTGACACCAGTTGAATATATCCCCACTCAGGAACAGCAGGTGGAACAGCTTCGCCAGGAGAATGCGGAGCTGACTATTGCATTGGCAGACGTGATAGGAGGTGCGATGTTATGATAAGCGGAATCAAAAAAAATATCATTATACGGGCGCTGGAGATCCGGAAGAATCAGGGCGAGGAGCCGGCAGACATCCTGGATGGGTATACAAATCTAACTGAAACGGAAAAGGCGGATATACTGGCAATGGTCATGCCAGGAAAGGAGCAGCCATGGGAAAGATATTAATACCTGGAGGGGGCGGAGGCGCAGATCTGGATGTAATTACAGCTACAGCGCCAGACGTAAGAAAGAATAAAGTAATCGTTGATAAGGACGGGGAGCCATTAGCCGGAGTCATGAATGAACAGGCGGGAGGAACATTTATGCCTGGAACATCGGACCGGGTTTTAGTTCCGGCGAACACGTTTGTAACATCGGCCATCATCATGAAGGGGGATCCAAACCTTGTCGCAGGTAACATAAAAAAGGATGTGCCGATATTTGGAGTTATCGGAAGTCAAGACGGGTATGTCGTGTCAGCAAATCACCTGTATAAATACGGGAGCAATGTTGCTGGATTCTATCGAAATACCGGTACAATCACGTTTGAATCCAATGCAATATACGTATCTTCGGGCGGCGCTAGAATGGATTCAACAAAGGTTTATAATTTCACCGGATATAAATACTTAAAAGTCCACATGAATGTGACGGCGGGAGGAACAGGACAGCACATGCTAAGCATACACAGACATTCAAACAGCACATTCATGAAATCACAAGATGGAATGGGAAGTGGAAACCAAATCGTAACCATTAATATATCTGATATATATTACAGTGATGCTATAGATGTTGTTTACACCGGTATATGGGGGCAGGTATATCAAATATGGTTGGAATAATTGCTGGTCATATTTTTAGGATATTCTTACTTGCCAAACCCATGCAGCCCAATCTTCCATAGCCCATGAGCCACTGTTTAATGTTTGACAGGTTAGACTTATTCCAGGTGCATATGATTGCGGATTTAATTTTATCGTTTGTGTATATGTTCCTCCAGCAGATATGCCTATTGTACTTTCTCCTTGATAATCATTGTTGTCTCTATATACCCTGGCGGTCATCCTAAGACTCCCTCTATTGATTGCGGAGACAATGTAATAAGTAATCGCCAGTGTTGTATAACCAGTAAAGTTATAAACTTTTGAGGTTTTAAAGACCATTGGTAAATACGTACTTTGATGGAGAATACCCCCAGATTCAAACGATGCATACTGAACCTGGGTGAAACCTGCCGGATTATTACCACGTAAATACAGGTCTGATGGGTCCGTAACATATCCACTATGACTTCCCATAACTCCAACTATAAGGAGATGAAAAACATGGTTACATAAAGGGTATTTCTTTTAGTATACAATATTAAAAACAAAAAAGAAAGGTAGGTATTGAAATGTGAATGAAGAGTTATTAAAAGAAAAATTAGAAACGCACGAAAAACGTATTAATAATCATGCGGACCGCCTGGACAAATTGGAAATTCATGAGGCGGCGAGAGATGTTAAGATTGACAACCTATGTGACAAACTGGAGAAGCAGACGAGAAGCATATACGGACTGATTGGCATAGTGGCAACAGCCCTGGTAGGCTTCTTTTTTTATGCGGTCCAGCAGGGGATTTTTCATTAAGAAAGTGAGGTATAACATGTTTAAGAATTGTGTATTTAAAGCAGATGTAAATACGACACAGTGGGTTAAAGCGGCGGTAAGGAGGGCCGTAAAGACCATGGCCCAGACATTTGTGGCAACCATTGGAACGGCGGCTGCAATGGGGGAAGTCAATTGGCCCTTGGTGGCATCCGCAACCGTATTGGCCGGAATTCTGTCACTGGGAACATCCGTGGCCGGCCTGCCAGAGGTTGAGACAAAAACAAGAGCATAAAAGGAGGTGGTCCGCTATCTCCCAGCCGCCAGGGTAAAGGCGGCAGTAACTAAAAACAAAATCTCAAAAAGAAAAGAGGAAAAGATATGGCAAACATGTTAGGACATGCAGACAAAAGAACAGAGCAGCAGAGGCACGATGATGCTATTACCGGGAGAGACGACCTGACGCCAACGGCGCTTAACAACGAGGGGAATATGGTAGGGACAGGCCCGAATACAAAAAAGGAAGATACAAGGGCAGTGGGGACTACACCGGCTCCTAAAAATCCTGATAAAAAGAAAGGCCCAGGAAAGTATAAGCCCGGTAATCCGGGACCAGGAGTGAAGTAAAAGAGATACATAGATGGCCCAGGCGATGCCCTGGGTCTTTTTTTATGAAGGAGATCTACATGAAGAAAACCGCAGAGGGATTAATAAATCATTGTAAAAGCAAAATAGGAACACCATATGTTTATGGCGCCAAGGGCGAGGTCCTTACCCAGGCCATTCTGGACCGCCTTGCCAGAGAGAACCCAGGCACATACACATCCGCCTACAAGGCCAGAGCTGCCAAGTACATAGGCCAGCGCTGCACGGACTGCAGCGGCCTTATCAGCTGGTACACAGGCGTTCTGCGTGGCAGCTACAACTACCATGACACAGCCGTGGAGCGGATAGGCGTTGACCATTTGGACGAGTCCATGGTCGGTTGGGCGCTCTGGAAGCCGGGCCACATCGGGGTATACATCGGGGATGGCTGGTGTATTGAGGCTAAGGGCATCAACTACGGCACCATCAAGTCCAGAGTAGCGGCCACACCATGGCAGCAGGTCCTTAAACTGAAGGATATCGAGTATGATAATGAAAAAAAATCAGGATGGTATGACGAGGACGGAGGACGTAGATTTTACAATGGAGATACGGGAGAACCGGTACGTAATAACTGGCATCAGGAACCAGACGGGGAATGGTATTGGTTTGATGGAGCCGGAATGATGGTCAGAAATGTATGGTATCAGTATAACGGTAACTGGTATTATATGGGACCGGATGGAAAAATGAAAAAGGGACAGATAACCATTGATGGGAAGTGGTACATTCTGGACCAGGACGGGAAAATGATTAGAAAGCCTGTCACATTAACCCCGGACCAGGATGGCGCATTGAGATACCCTGGAATAATAAAATAAGAGACTATGAGACGTCCTGGATATATGATAGGCGGTCAATTAACCGCCTATCAATTTTTAAAATCATGTTAATGTCTGAACCATCAGTTTTCCACCCATACGGAAACCGTGTATAAAAACATCTTGTCCGGCAGCCATTACCATAAGTAAATGTAACTCCATACAATTATCAAATTCGGCAATCAGTTCTGCCGGGATTTTAATACGTAATTCCTGTTCGGCATGAAATGCATTCTCACGATATTTATTGTAATCTGGAGAGTACCTGCCAATATAATCACTGGGAGGCACGTCAAATCCATTATATATGCTCTTTATAAGCTGGTTCATATAATCTCCAATCATTAGTATTTAGATGTTGTGGGGTTCAGCGCTTCCAGCCGTCATTATTTTAGCACAGGAGGCCGGACATGCTGTTTAGCATATTCCCTGTACGCCCGTCTCACCTTAAGACGGAGCCGAAACCTGTCATCCATCACCACAACACCTAATCCCCCACGCAGGTCATGAACCCGCCGCCGCCTGGAAGCGGATGGGGAAGGGCGGAGAGCCGCCCTATTGATTATTCATTCCTGTTCCGTGTCCTCCTGTTCATCATCGTACTCCAGCACAATGTTTCCTGTCACGTCGATAAACTCACCATCCCAGGATGGAAACAGGTTCTGGGCAAAATCTTCAAGACTACCGTCACACTCAATACCATGAGAATTAAAGGTAATCGTAACCCTACCACCATAATATTTAGCCATTAGTCAAGTCCTCACTTTCTCCCTGGCATTGCCCGGCCAGGGACGGGATGCATTTAAAATTCAGTAAGAATTTCAAACTGACCATTTGTGTATATGCAGGCCCATGGTTCTGCTGTTTTTGCATGATAAGAATTGCGATAGAAATGCAATTCTCCGTACTGAAACCAATAATCCTCAATCATATTGGGATATATGCTTTTAACATAAGCTGTAAAGTCATCCTTTTTCATAATCCATACCTTTCAGCCCTCGTAACCTCCGGGGCGGGATGACCTTAATAAT